ATGAGAGTTATTGCTGATGGTTGCATTAAATGTGGTTCTTGCGCATCTGTTTGCCCAGTTTCCTGCATTACTGAAGGCGAAACTAAATACGAAATTGGCGATGCTTGCATCGATTGCGGTTCTTGCGAATCCGTTTGCCCAGTTTCTGTAATTTCCGCTGAATAGTACAACAAATCTAAAAGACCAGTAAACGCTTATGTTTACTGGTCTTTTTATTTTTGCAAAACGGTAAAAATCACCTAATTTCTTCTCGGTTGCTCAACCGTTGCTCACCTTTTAATAGGTCATCTCCATAAGGCAGCTTATTCACCGCATCAATATATTGTTGTAGTGTTTTATGCGTATACACATCCGCTGTGATATTATCCTTGTTAGCGTGACCGACGATCCGCTTGATTATAATTTCATCAATACCTATATTGCTGCACATCGAGATAAAGGTGTGTCTAGTATCGTGCGGTTTGTGCTCGCCTAGGTTCCATTCTTTACATCTTTTTTGTAGTTCCTTACGATATATGTCCTTGTGTATCACACCATCTAATAAACACTCGGAGCGTTTAAATTTTGCTTGCTGGTAGAGTTCCTTGATGAAAGGGGAGATACATTCCGCAATAGGGATGGCTCGATTACGGCCTGCCTCTGTTTTAGAACCGCCAATCATATATCGTTCTTTAATGTGGACATCATCAACTCGGATTGTTTGTAATTCGTTCAATCTGAGCCCCGTGTAGACGTATATGAGTGCTAGTTTGGATATTATATCGTCAGAGTGCTTCCAAAGCTCATAGAGAGCCAAATTCGTAAATATGTTAGCTTTCTTAATTGGTGTTGCGTTTTTGTTGATGATAATATCGGAAAGGTAGTTGCGCGGAATGACTTCCTGCTTAACTGCGAGAGTACCTACAGAAACTATGATCGCTTTAATTAACTTCTGATAAGACTTTGTGTGCGTCGAATTATCGAATATAGACTGCAGATGAGCCGCTCTAAGATTTTTCATTTCAATATTGAATAGATGCTCTACTAATTTTCGCACAACGTGCATGCTTTTAATTCGCCCTTTAGATAACCCTTGGCGTTCAGCTTCTTCCATACGCCAATTAAAGCACTGTCCAAAAGTAATTTTGCGTTCCTCCTGGATTTGCGGATTAGTAGAGATTAGGGCAAGGGCATTATACGCTTCCTTTTGCGTTGCAAAGGTACCTATGGATTTACGTAAGGGTTTACCCTCAGAGTTATATCCAAGAGTCACCACGGCTCGATATGGCTTACGTAGAGCCTTATGTTTCATCTTATATACGGTGCCAGTACCGTTAGCACGTTTCATAGCCATAATTTCATACCTCCTAAAATACCCCTATCTGAGTAGTATCGGATAGGGGCTTACTGTTATTAATCATTTGTCTTATTGACTAATTTATTTTCTTTGTCCATAATTTCTGCTAATTTATCAGCGTTAATAGGTATTTCAATTTTATCGCCATTTCCATTAATAAATTTAATAGTATACGGCGGGTTCATAATTATTTGTTTAGGTATTGCATAGTAGACAAGGGCATAGCTATGCGGCATCATATCATAGATTTTGGTATCCATCGCTACTGGGATTATATACTGATTGTCCTTTTCTATAAGTAATCGTTGTGATGGTAGTTGAGGCATTACCGTGCCAGCTAATGGATTTTTAAGATGAAGTGCATATGTAGCTATGTATACATAATCATTACTGTTTAGTATGGCTTTCTTAAAAGATTCGTCTGGAAAAATCAGACGATCGTCTTTGGAATATGATACATATTTAGTGATTGTAGCTGGGGTAATTAATACCGCGGCGCCACCAGCTCCACTCCGAAGTTCAACTCCATAATTAATTGGGCTTTCAAGTTTACGATCAGTTTTATAATTTTGCCCGGTGCTCCAGATTTTATCATACGTTTCTGGGGTTACATCAATAAATTGTGCAAATGAAGAACTAGCAACTGTTGCAAATAATGCCGCGATAGATAAAATTTTATAGAATTTCATTGTTTATCTCCCTTATTAATCTCCCATATTAATCTCTTACAAAGTCACATTGTACATAACAACCTTACCAATCAGGTATAAGTCATCTGTATTCTCGTAACTAAATATGATGTCCCGAAATGCCATATCCGAGCTATCAGGTTTAAATACAAATTCTTTATGTTGTTTATCATTGTAGAATCTTTTAACTGTATAATCCCCTCCATTCTTAATAACTACAATATCTCCGTCATGGATATCTGGCAGTTCTATATTTCTTAATACGGCGATAATAGCGCCGTTTTGGATAACGTTGTTCATGCTTTCACCGTTAACCGGCATAAGTATAATATTCTTATTGCCTGCGTAACGACCCATCATGAAATCAGGGACAGATATAGTAGGCATGAAGTTAATGGCGTCTATCGTGGTTAACGCGCCCGCTGATACAGATGCAGGTACGTATTTGTAATTGTTGAGGTGAACCATATCTATAAACGCATCAGATTCTGCGTCAAAACGGCTGGCTGATTCGAACTGTTCAAATTTGTCTGAATCGCCGTTAAACACGCTCGGGATATATTCATCATACATGTCGTTATCCTTATAAAACTGGGACAAACTTTTACCATATACATCGCATAATTTTTTGAGTAAAAACAAATTAATGGGCTCTATCTCTGCCTCATAATCCTCAAGGTCTTTCTTGGGGATTTTTGTTATTTTTGACAGGTCCGAAAGGGATAAACCTGAGTTCACTCTTTCATTGATTAGCGCCCCCGGGATGCGGTCATCGGCTATCAAGTCCGAATCTGTTAGGTAATCAACAGTAACATCATAACGTTCCGCGATGCGCTTTAGCAAATCCAAAGGAATTTGTCTCTTTTCAGATTCATAATTACTTAATGTATTTTGAGCAACACCTAAGTCTTCGGCGAACTGTAGTTGACTAAGCCCTAACATGTGGCGTAATTGTCTTAATTTCATAAGTCTTCCTCCTTAAAAGTCTCCCTGCTTACACAATATCACATATAGCGATATTTTTCAAATATATTGTTGACGATAATCTCAAATTGAGATATACTAATATCACAAATTGAGATATTTTAGATGTAAAGGGAGGTGATTGGATGAGACAGTACTTGATTGATGCCAGAAATAAAAAAGGGCTCACCCAGGTTGAGGCGGCAAGTAAGCTTTTTATGTCTCAAAATTATTTATCAAATTTAGAGACTGGCAAAAGACAGAAAAGCCTTAGCGTGGCAACTTTAAAGGCGTTCTCAAAAGTTTATCAGATTCCGTTGGCTGATTTAATCGCATCAGAATCTGCATATGGAAATACCTAATAGGTAACGAAATTAAAAGAAACGAGGGCAGCAAATGACAGATATGGAGATTTTGTATAACGCTTACCGTGATAGCGGGTTACAGACCAACGAGGAAATGGAAAATTTACTCGGATGGCCGAACGGTAAGATTAGAACTATGAAAGCCCGACTAAAGGCAAGAGGATTTATCGACTATGAATTCGGTAAGCCGGTTACGATTTTAAAGCCGTATCGAGAAGATGTGGAAAAGCCAGAAAGCTTCAAAGCAGCTATATACCGAGAGATGTTAGAAGTTTACATGGATGATTTCCGTAATCAAGATACTTTTAAAGATCGTTTACAAGTAGGCCAAGAAATCAGAATGATTTTGAAGGCTATATGAAAAGGAGGGGCAGTGCACATGATTAGAAAAGTGATTTCGGTCGCCCAAATGTCGACCGTGCTCGGTGTTAGCCTAACAGCTATCCGAGAGGGAATCGCAAGAGACCGATTTCCATTCGCATACGCCTGGCAGTCGCCGGGTAAGAAATCCCGTAGTTTTGTTATTGACAAAGAGGGGTTTAGAACATTCCTTGTCCATTCGCTAGGTTGGGATGTGAAAGTAGTTGATGCGGAATTTAAATCCGCTGGAATTCATTAGGAGGAATTAATCATGACATGGATTGACGCAGGAATGCATTTGAGCTTAGCTGCAGCAGCAGTAGCATCTATTTTATCAATGCTGATGTTATAAAGGAGACCTTAACTATGACTGAAATTCCAGTAAACAAAACAGCAATGGCTGCACATTTAAAAGCAGTCGAATCAGATCGAATTTTAAATAGTATTGATTGCAATATTATGGATGCGGCATATGAGCTGCAAAACTTTATGTGCGATTACGACGAGTCGGAAATCCGTATTATTGTCACTACAGATGGTATTACAGCCGAAAGAATTGAAGAAGAGGAGGACGAGTATTAATGGGCTATATGTTAATTGGCACGTTTTTGGTAGCAGGTTCTATGGGAGCCTTGGAACTTGACCAAATAGGATATGTACAGTTCTGTGTGCAGGCTCTCATCGGTTTGGCCATATCCATGTATGGTTACAAAAAGGATATGGAGGAAGTTGATGCTGAAGACCGCGAAGATGTCGAGTACATCCCGCAAGTAAGAAAATGCGGCGAATACTGTCGCAATCCATATTACAACTAAATGCATATAAGGAGGTGATTAAATTGCGAGACTGTAACAAATGCCCAAAGAAAGATTATTGCATTCCTGATGAATGCGAGGATTTGGGCATAAAAAATGAGCCTGATGATGAGGCAACATCAACAAGCTCAAATTAGAAAAATATTATTCTACGTTGATTATATCACAGAAAGGACATCTTATGGAATTCCTATTAGTTACTTACGATACCAGTGATTATTACTGGCAAAATAATACACCTGTACATAGTCCAGATGAATTTTGGTTTAGATATTACGAATCCGATACAAACGTTCCGATCGATAACATTGGTGTTGGCGATTGGGTGGTTGTTAAATCAAGAAATGGACTAGGCGTTGCTCGTGTTTTGAAAAAGGCAAAAGACCTTGATACTGTTCGGATGCAAGGTTTCAAAGGGAATGTAGTTAAACAGGTCATTGCAGTTATCGATATTTCTAAATGTGATAAACGCGAAAGTGATCGAGCTAAGTTGGAGGACATCGAAAAGAAACTCGAACAAAAGGCTAAGAACGCTGAGCGCTTGACTATGTATCGATTACTTGCAAAAGATAATCCGGAATTCTCAGCGTTACTTACTGAGTATGAATCTGTGAAGGCGTCTGTCGATGAATTATAACGCTTTCATCAACTCCAAGTCTAAAATGTCAGAATCTCATGGATTTGTTATTGACGCAGGTATGTTAAACAAACATTTATTTGACTTCCAACGAGATATCGTTAAATGGGCCTTGGCAAAAGGTAAAGCTGCCATATTCGCAGATTGCGGATTGGGTAAGACTTTAATGCAGCTGTCCTGGGCGTATGAGATTTATCTACATACAGGTGGATCAGTACTCATATTAGCACCACTAGCTGTGGCCGCTCAAACACAGTCCGAGGGTGAACGTTTCAATATTCCTGTGACTATATGCGAATCTGATGATGACATTGTGCCAGGCGTTAATATTACGAATTATGAGAAATTGGGACGATTCAATACCGACAATTTAATAGGTGTCGTGCTTGATGAATCAAGTATCCTAAAGTCATTTACTGGTAAAGTACGTACGGATTTAATAAATCGATTCAGTAATACACCATACCGATTGGCTTGTACAGCGACACCTGCTCCAAATGACTATATGGAGCTTGGCAATCATGCGGAGTTCCTTGGCATTATGAGCCGTAATGAGATGCTGTCTATGTATTTTACGCATGATGGTAGTGATACCGCTAAATGGAGATTAAAAGGCCATGCAGAGAATACCTTTTGGGAGTGGATGGCGTCATGGGCAGTAGTGCTAGATAATCCAGCATCTCTGGGTTATGAAGATGATGGCTATGAATTGCCTGAGTTACACGTACATGAAATTGTTGTTGATAAAACAGGTGAGGATATTCCTACTTTATCCTTACTGGAACGCCGCAGGGCTCGCAAAGCATCTCTTGAATCAAGATGTAGAGCAGCAGCTGATTTAGTCAATGCATCTAATGAGCAATGGCTAGTGTGGTGCGACCTTAATGATGAATCGACTACTTTGAAAGAAATGATTGATCTCGCAGAGGACGTCAAAGGTAGTGATAAGGCGACTCGAAAGCAGGGCATGATGTTAGGTTTTGGTTCTGGATTTCTAAAATGTTTGGTGACTAAACCAAGTATCGCCGGATTCGGAATGAACTGGCAAAACTGCCACAATATGATATTTGTTGGGCTATCCGATAGTTATGAACAGTATTATCAAGCACTTCGCCGATGCTGGCGATTTGGCCAGAAGCATGAGGTGAACGCCTATATCGTAATCTCCGAAAAGGAGGGCGCGGTTAAAGCGAATATCGAACGTAAGGAAGCGGATGCTATAAAAATGAGGGATGCTATGATTGCGCTAACCCGTGACGCTGTTCGTACTGAATTATCTAAAACTAAACGGGAATCAACGGAATACAATCCGTGTGTGCCGATGGTGTTACCTAACTGGGCAGAAATGAGGGCTGTTATATGACTAAAATTTATGTAAGCCATCCATTCGGAGGATTGGCTAAAAATAAAAAGAATGCTGACTCTGTATTAAAGTGGCTGCAGGACGATATGGGCGTATTTCCGATAAAGGAACCTTTTGGCAGTGATACGCATAACATATTCCTATCACCTATACATATGTTTGGGCATTTATATAACAAGGTTGATTATGATACTGGCATAGGCTGGTGTATTGACCTTCTAAGTGGTTGCGATGCAATCATAATGTGCAACGGATGGGAGAACTCAACCGGGTGCAATTTGGAGCTAGCTTATGCTAAGGCTCATAACATAAGAGTTATCCATATCAATGAATTAAAAGCAGCCAGATTAACTAGATTATCTGTTGATGCAGGTATGGATAAAGCTATAGCTGCCCTGGCTGGATTTGCAATGCTGCAAGCACTAAATAAGAAAGCAAAGGAGGACCTACAACGTGAACGTGCTAAATCAGTTAATTGAGTCCCGATTTGCAATTTATAACGGCGACTCAGTAGAAGTGCTAAAAGGGCTACCTGATGATAGCGTTCATTACTCTATATTTAGCCCTCCATTTAGTAGTTTGTATGTTTACTCTAATTCTGATAGGGATATGGGCAACTCATCTACTGATAGTGAGTTTTGGCAGCACTTCAAGTATTTAATTACTGAATTACATCGTGTAATAATGCCTGGGCGATTAGTATCAGTTCATTGTATGGATTTACCACTCACGAAATCCAGGGACGGTGTTATCGGAATGAAAGATTTTCCTGGTGACATTATTCGAGCCTTTCAGGATGCTGGATTCGTGATGCATTCCCGAGTCACGATTTGGAAAGACCCTCTCATTGAGGCTACTCGGACAAAGGCGCTAGGGCTTTTACACAAGCAAATTGTAAAAGATTCTGCCATGTGTAGAATGGGGGCGCCCGATTACATCGTGACGTTGCGTAAACCTGGTGACAATCCGGAGCCCATCGCGCATCCAGAAGGGTTTACCCAGTTTTTCGGGCAGGAGGAACCTGAGGGCATCAAAGGAATTGAACGTCCTGCGCCTGATCCAGAGTTGTTTGATAAAAAGCAGAAATACAATACGGAGCCTATGTATAGCCATCAAGTATGGCGCCGATATGCTAATCCCATATGGGCCGATATCCGCCAAACGCATACGCTGAATTATAAAGCAGCTCGTGACAATAAGGACGAACGTCACATTTGCCCGCTACAGCTAGATACTGTGGCTCGTTGCATAGAATTGTGGAGTAATTCGAATGATATCGTACTTGATCCATTTGCTGGTATTGGTACGGTCCCAGTTATGGCGCTTCGTATGGGCCGTAGGGCTTTATGTTTTGAGTTAAAAGAATCGTATTACAACCAATCAATTATTAATATTCAGGAGGAGTTAAAGAATGATTAAAGTTGAAGTTCAAGGAGTTAATGTACTAGATGTATATAATCAGCTAAAAGCTGTGTTAAATCAATTCAAAAGTTTTGTAGATAGCGATAGAGCAATGGATGATAAAGCCCCTGGCATAGTAGATACAGTGGTATCTACAGTAGCAGCACCGTCTGTGTGCGTATCTAATTTAGCTCCGCAAGATACAAATCAAGGTGTACCTACTACAACAGTAGCTGTGCAACCAAACGCCATATCCATGACGGCACCTAATGCAGCTGTACAAGTTACTCCTACTCAAGTAGCTGTTACGGCACCAACTGTCAACGTGGCAACTGATGCCCCAGTACAATCTGCAGCACCTGTGCAAACACCTGTTACTGCTCCAGTATCTCAGGAAGTTAAGAAATATACATTGCCTGAAATTCAAGCGGCGCTTGCACCATTACTTGACGCAGGGAAAGCTGTAGAACTGCAACAATTAATGGCACAATTCGGTGTTCAATACTTGGGTGAAGTACCTGAGAACAGATACCCCGAATTAGTAAATGCGATTAGAGGATTGGGGGCAAGAATCTAATGGCACCTCGATCACATGCATTATTAAACGCATCGGGGTCACACCGGTGGCTGCATTGTACAGCCGCCCCTCTCCTAGAGGAGAACTTTCCCGATAGCACATCTGTATATGCAAAGGAAGGAACCCTGGCACACGAACTTTGTGAGTTAAAACTACAGAAGTATACCACGGCCATGGCGAAATCCACATACACTCGCAAGTTCAACAAAATCAAAAAGGATGAATTGTGGCAACCAGAAATGGACGATACTTCGGAAACATACCTTGAATATGTCAAAGGCGTTATGTTAGGTTGCACGGCAACTCCAGTAGTAGCCATTGAAAAACGCGTTGATTTTAGCCGCTATGTACCCGATGGATTCGGCACGGCTGACTGTATCGTCCTATCCGGCGACACCTTGCATATCGTCGATTATAAGCACGGAAAAGGGGTAGTCGTTGATGCGGAACACAATCCGCAAATGATGTTATATGCCCTCGGTGCGATTGATGCATATAGATTACTCTATATGTTCAATACGGTCAAAATGACTATCGTGCAGCCCCGTGTTAATAACATCAGTGAATGGGAAATCCCTACGGCAGAACTACTGGAGTGGGGTAATACCTTTGTCAAACCTCGTGCAGACGAGGCCATGTCCGGCAATGGTAAATTTGAACCCGGCGACTGGTGCAGATTCTGCAGGGCAAAACAACAGTGCAAAGCCCGATATGAGGCAAACGACTCATTGCACAGCGCGCTAGTTGCTAATCATGATCCTCGACTTATCTCGATGACAGAACTCGGTGAATACCTTCGTCGAGGAAAAGACGTCGCTGCTTGGCTCGAGGATATGAAAGACTACGCACTCACTGAATCTCTTAATGGGGTGACAGTCCCTGGCTGGAAAGCCGTAGAGGGTCGTGGTAGTCGGGCCTTTCAAGACACCGATGCTGCTATCGATACTTTAATCAAAGCTGGCATCGATGAAAGCATTCTGTATGAACGTAAGACATTAACATTGGCACAGATGGAAAAGACCATCGGTAAAACCCAATTTAATGATATGGTAGGCGACATGATCGTTAAGAAAGCAGGCAAGCCTACCCTAGTTGAGGAATCCGATAAGCGCCCTCGGATTACCAATCAACCTACTGCGGCGCAAATATTTAATGTATCTAATGATAATAATGGAGGTAATTAATTATGTCATTCGTTCCACAACCAACTGAAGTATTATTGCAAAATGTTCGTGTATCCTACTGCCATCTATTAGAACCTTGGGCTAATTCCACACAGCCTGGTGCTAAACCTAGATATTCAGCTACTATTCTTTTGCCTAAAACTGATGTAGCTCAACACCAAGCACTCATGAATGCTATCGAAGCTGCCATTCAAGCCGCACGTACCAAATTCGGTGCACGTGTTCCAGCACAGCCTAAAGTACCAATTCATGACGGTGATGGCTACACACAATCTGGTAAGGAGTTTGGTCCTGAATGTAAAGGTCATTGGGTATTTACAGCAGCGCAAGATGCTAGCTATAAAGTTGAAGTAGTAGATCTTCAAGGTAATCCTCTCACAAATCCTACGCAAGTATACTCCGGCATGTATGTCAATGTACTCGTTCGATTCTTCTTCTACTCCAATCAATCCACTGGTATCGGATGCGGTTTAGGTCCTGTTCAAAAAGTACGCGATGGTGAAGCGTTGGGTAGCATGCCCGTTGCTGCATCCTCTGTATTTGGTGCACCTCAAGGTAGTGCAGCTAATGTATATACTGGTGCTCCAGTAGCAGCAGGTCAACCTGTGCAACAACAAGCACCTCAACAAGGTTATGTACAACCAGCATATGCTACGACACCTCAGCAACCTGTACAGCAAGCTCCTGTAGGGATTAACCCTGTAACTGGTCAACCTTACTAATAGGTGCCTGATATGAGGCATCTAAGTATTGATATAGAAACATATTCATCAACTGATATCTCATTCGGCGTGTACAAATACACTGAATCGCCTGATTTCGCTATATTACTATTTGCGTATTCCTACGACTTTGGTCCTGTTGAAGTTGTAGATTTAGCGCAGGGAGGAGTAATTCCTGACAGTGTAATTCGTGATTTATTAAGTCCAGATGTAATCAAGCATGCTTACAATGCACAATTTGAAATTACGTGTCTAAACCGTGCAGGGTTACTCACATCTGTTGATCAGTGGCAGTGCACGATGATTCACGGTGCCTACTTAGGATATCCTATGGGCCTAGCCTTACTCGGCAAGGCCCTGGGGTTACCTCAGGATAAGAAAAAGGACACATCCGGCAAAGCACTTATCAAGTACTTTTGTACACCATGCAAGCCTACTAAACGTAATGGGGGACGTACCCGTAATCTGCCTAGACACGATATGGATAAATGGAATGCTTTTATCGAGTACAACCGCCAGGACGTTATCACTGAGATGGAATGTTATCACAGATTAGCCTCGTTCCCTGTACCTGATGATACGTGGAAAGATTGGTATCTTGATATCCAAATCAATAGTAGAGGTGTACGCATTGACCATGAATTGGTTGATGGCGCACTATTCATTGATGAAGAAAATCGCGAAATGCTGATGAATGAGGCTTACCAAATCACGGGACTTAGTAACCCTAACAGCCGGAATCAATTACTTGATTGGCTAAATAATAATACTAATGTCAGTCTTGAGAAATTAACTAAGGACACTGTGGCCGATGCTCTGACGGATGCTGATGATGTTGCCGCGAAAGTGCTTATGATTCGAAAGAAACTTGCGAAGTCATCAGTATCTAAATACACCATGATGGATGGTGCTATGGGCGCTGATCTTCGTCTCAGAGGAACATTACAGTTCTACGGTGCCAACCGTACCGGACGCTGGGCGGGTCGTCTTATCCAGGTGCAAAACCTACCGAGAAATTACATCGAGAATCTTGACACGGCTCGGCATCTCGTTAAGACCAAAAACCGTCAAGGGTTAGAACTTCTGTACGGCGATGTATCGGATACGCTATCTCAATTAATTCGTACCTCAATTATTGCTGAAGAAGGTAATACATTATGTGTGGCCGACTTCTCGGCCATTGAGGCTCGTGTTATCGCCTGGCTATCGGGAGAACATTGGCGGCAGCGAGTATTCGCTGAGGGCGGAGACATATACTGTGCTTCTGCATCGTCGATGTTTGGTGTTCCCGTTGTTAAGCATGGCGAGAATGGTCATCTTAGACAAAAGGGCAAAGTCGCTGAATTGGCACTCGGCTATCAAGGCGGAGTGAATGCATTAAAAGCCATGGGAGCTCTTGATATGGGACTCCATGAGGAGGAATTACCTGAAATCGTAAACTTGTGGCGTAATGCGTCGCCTAGAATACGAGATTTATGGTATGCCGTTGAGAATGCGGCCGTGTACACCGTTACTACCGGGAATCCTATAGGCCTTGACCACGGCATTATGTTCCGTTTGGAAATTGATCCAATATACGGTTACCGTTATATGACGATTGAACTACCTAGCGGACGTAAGCTGTTTTATCCTAGCCCAAGCATTAAACAGAATGCATTCGGCAAGGATGCTGTACATTTTAAGACTAAGGTAAATGCTGCATGGGTTACTGAAAGCACCTATGGAGGCAAATTAGTCGAAAACATCACACAAGCCGTCGCCCGAGATTGCTTAGCATTGACACTGCGCCGATTGGAGGATGTAGGATATCAAATTATCATGCACATCCATGATGAGGCTGTACTTGAAATCAACAAGGAGAATGCAGAATCTACGTTAAATGATGTTAATGCTATATTCTCAATCGCCATACCTTGGGCAGACGGGCTGCTATTATCATCCGCAGGATTTACTAACGACTATTATATGAAAGATTAGGAGGGGATACACTTGCAAAACGATAAACTGATTACCATCAGTATCGGTGCGAGTCGCACATCAAAGCAATGGACCCGTACGGAGATGTTATGGTCCGAGTTTTGTGAACGCCTCAAAATCCCCGTTCGTACAACAGAAACCGTGGACGAATACCACAGATTGCCAAAATCTGAGAAAAGCAAGCTAAAGGACATAGGCGGCTTTGTTGGTGGTACGTTAAACGGTCTACAGCGTAAAGCTATTAACGTGTCTGGGCGTGATCTGATTACCCTTGATATGGATGCCATATCGCCTGGGGAAACTGAGAACGTAGCCCGTACAATTGACAGCCTAGGCATGGCATATGTCATCTACTCAACCCGTTCTCATACGGTGCATCGTCCACGGTTACGTGTTATCGTCCCTACTGATAGAACGATGACACCTGATGAGTATGAGCCTATTGCTCGTAAGTTGGCAGAGCTCATCGGCATCGGTATGATGGACGGAACTACGTTCGAAGCTTCTCGGCTTATGTATTGGCCATCATGCCCGAATGATGCTCAATATGTATATTATGTAGGCGATAGGGCATTCTTATCTACTGACGGTATGCTCGGTCAATATACTGATTGGCGAGATGTGCGTTCTTGGCCACAAGTACCAGGTAAAGAAGCATCGCAGCATGAAAAGCAGCTACTTGCAAAGCAAGCTGATCCGAGAGAAAAACCAGGTATCGTAGGTGCCTTTTGTCGAATATATGGTATCCGTGAGGCGATTGATAAATTCATACCTCATGCATATGTCGATGTTGACGGCAGCGAGGACCGCTTAACGTTCGTTACTGGCTCAACGGTAGCCGGGGCGGTTATCTATGATGACGATACATTCCTGTTCAGTCACCATAATACTGACCCGTGCAGTGGTCAACTGGTTAATGCCTTTGACCTTATCCGGCTACATAAGTTCCACAGCTTAGACGAGACTACTAAGGATGGGACACCTGGGCATAAGCTGCCCTCTTACATGGCTATGTCTAAATTAGCTATGCAAGATACGGTAGTCGTTAATGAACTCAACATGGCCCGTGCCCGAGAATCGGCATCAAATGTATTTGCTGATATTATCACGGATGTATCGGCTCACGCTGAGACATCCGACCTCGACCCTAATGCGTTAACGAACGTCGACTGGATGAAAAGTTCGACTTTAAAGTATGACGAGAACGGTCGACCTAAGAATACGCTAGATAATATGCTTAAAATTATGCATCATGATCCGGCGCTTGTTGGTAGACTTGCCTATGATAGATTTGGTTCGAGATACGTGGCAAAAGGGGCCCTACCATGGAACCCAACGCCAGGACTTCGCATATGGACCGATGCAGATGATGCGGGCTTACGGTGGTACCTAGAAAATAAATATGATATCACCGGCAAAGATAAAATCATGGATGCCCTCATTATGTGCGCTGAGCAAAATGGATTTAATGAAGTACTAGATTACCTTAACGGGTTATCCTGGGACGGCATTGCCCGATTAGATACCATATTCATCGACTACTTAGGGGCTGATGATAATGTGTATACTCGTGCAGCCGCTAGAAAGTCATTTACGGCGGGAGGAGCGCGAGCGCGTAGATAATCATGCGCGCGTTCGGGAAGCTCGCGAGTGCCGCCGAGAGGAATGTCACGACGAGTGCGCCCGCGATCGAGCCGGTCATCGAGCCGAGGCCGCCCCTGACGACCATGACGCGAATGATGAAC